ATTGCGGTGCTAGTTCTTCTGTGCCTAATTTCATCAAGATGATGGATCAAAATCTCTATAACGAAATGCAGATGGAGAAGCTTTCTTCTAATAAAACTACTGAACAGATGGATTATGAGGACTTCATTAATAAGATGAAGACGCCTGTGTTCATGAAGTCGGGACCATTGAAGGGATTGAAGAAGGTCAGCCAGCTAATGGTCAATGATCCCATCAAGTTGTTTGTTACTAAACGAGAAATACCTAACCCATATCATGCAAAGCTGTTCGCATGTCCGAACTTTATGGCATTTGTTAACGAAATCATTCCTAATAAGTTTGAGAAGTATGCGGTCGAGAAGCATGATGAAGCTAGGTTGTTGATTCCATTCTTTGATAAAGATAAGAATTTGCATGCGTTCCAGGGTCGTGCTTTAAATAAGAGCTCTACTAAGTACATCACTATTGTTCTAAATGAAAATGTTCCTAAGATTTATGGTTTAGATACAGCAGATCTAGATAAAAAGACTTATGTGTTCGAAGGACCAATCGATTCTATGTTTGTTCCTAACAGCATAGCAATTGCTGGTGGAGATATGATCTCTTCATTGAAAGGTTTTGATAAGAAGAATCTGGTCGTCGTATATGATAATGAACCGAGATCAAAAGAGACAATTAAAAAGCTTGACAAATCGATACTAAACGGGTATAATGTCTGTATATGGCCAGACAACCTTGATCACAAGGATGTGAACGATATGGTATTGGCTGGTATGTCTCCCGAGTTTATCAAACATATTATTGATACAAATACATTTCGCGATCTTGCGGCAAAGATGGCATTGACTAAATGGAGTAAGGTATGAATGTGATTGTTAAGGCAGTAACCCGTCCAGTAGATGAGAATATGTCCGTTGATGAGTTTGTTGCTTACGTTGCTCGTGTAAGTAATCCATCTAATCAGTCTAATAGTCTTACTGCGACTAAGTTGTTAAAGTATCTGGCAAAAAATAAGCATTGGTCTCCTTTCGAGATGGTCAATGTTGTTATGGAAATTAATACTACTCGTGATATTGCTCGTCAAATTCTCCGTCATCGTTCTTTCTTCTTTCAGGAGTTCAGCCAGCGTTATGCCGATCCTACAAGTAATCTAGGTTTCACAACACGCGAAGCTCGCCTTCAAGATACAAAGAACCGACAGAATAGTATCGAGATTGGTATTGATGGTTGGGTTGATGATCGAGGCAAGGACAAGATTGATACCTGGAACATTATGCAGGAACTAGCACTTAATGCTTCGAAGGATGCATACAAGTGGGCGATCGAGAATGGCATTGCTAAGGAACAGGCTAGGGCTGTATTGCCTGAAGGGTTGACTAATAGCCGTCTATATATGAATGGAACTCTCCGTAGTTGGGTGCATTATTGTCAGCTGCGAATGTCTAACGGAACACAGAAAGAGCATCGCGAAATTGCGACTGATGCTTGGTATTTAATCACTGAAGTATTTCCTTCCCTGAAGGACACTTTGGATATCGGTAACTAATAACAATAAGAGGCTAAGATGAATAAAGCAGTCTATGTAACCAAACGCGACGGCAGTAAAGAAATCCTTAATTTGAATAAGTTCCATCGCGTGGTTTCTTGGGCTTGTGAAGGTATATCTAATGTTTCTGCTTCTGAAATCGAACTTAGATCACAGGTACAGTTTTATGATGGTGTTAAAACACTAGACATCCAAGAGACACTGATCAAGGCTGCAGCTGATCTGATTACAGAAGATACTCCAAACTATCAGTATGTTGCTGGTAGACTGGTAAACTATCATCTAAGGAAGCAAGTTTACGGCGGAATTGTTACTCCCTCATTCCGAAGTCACATTGTTAGTGTTGTTAATGCTGGCTATTATGACAAAGACATATTGAACTGGTACAGTGTAGAAGAAATTCTAGCTCTGGGTTCTTATATTGATCATGAACGCGATTACAATATTGCATACGTAGGCATGGAGCAGTTTCGTGGTAAGTATCTAATTAAGAATCGTGTTACTGGTAGAATTTACGAAACTCCGCAGATGGCGTATATGCTTATTGCGATGGTTCTATTTCGCAATTACACCGAGAACAGGCTTCGGTGGGTAAAGGATTTATATGATGCAATCTCTAATTTTGAAATTTCACTACCTACTCCTATTATGGCGGGACTTCGTAGTCCACAGAAGCAATTTAGCTCATGCGTCTTGGTTGAAACAGAAGATTCTCTCGACTCGATCAGTGCCACGTCCTCTGCGATTGTTAAGTATGTATCTCAAAAGGCTGGTATTGGAATTGGTGGTGGTAGGATTCGTGCAGCTGGCTCTCCTATCCGAAATGGCGATACTTCGCATACTGGAGTTATTCCCTTTTGGAAGCACTTTCAAAGCGCAGTCAAGAGCTGTTCGCAAGGAGGCGTACGAGGCGGTGCTGCTACTCTATATTACCCAATCTGGCATTTGGAAGTGGAAGATCTTTTAGTTCTAAAGAACAATAAGGGTACTGAAGACAATCGTATTCGCCATATGGATTATGGCGTACAGTTTAATAAGGTGATGTATGAACGACTCCTCACTGGCGGTAACATCAGCCTTTTTAGTCCTAGTGATGTCCCCAGGCTTTATGATACTTTTTTTACTGATTGTGAAACATTTAGAACACTCTATGAAGAAGCAGAAAAGAATCCAGCAATCAGAAAGAAAGTCGTCCCAGCTATTGATCTCTTCTCAAGCTTCGTGCAAGAAAGAAAGGACACTGGACGAATATATCTGATGAACGTAGATCATGCTAATGATCATGGTTCGTTTATTAAAGAACAGGCTCCAATTCGTATGTCCAACCTTTGTTGTGAAATCAATTTGCCAACAAAGCCTCTAAATTATTTTAATGATCCAGATGGAGAAATTTCATTATGCACACTAGCAGCAATCAACTGGGGGAAGATTAAATATGTTTCTGATTTTGAGCGTCCATGTACTCTTGTGGTTCGCGCTCTTGACGAACTACTTGATTATCAGGAATATCCTCTTGAAGCGGCTAGAAATTCTACCATGGCTCGACGTCCTCTGGGCGTTGGGATTATTAACTTTGCTTATTGGCTCGCTAGAAACGATTTTAACTATCAAAACATAAGCCAAGAGGGTCTACAAAAGATCCATGAGTTTGCTGAGGCTTGGTCTTATTACCTGATCAAAGCATCTGTTGATCTTGCTTTTGAAAAAGGTGCACCTTCGAAGAGCAATGAAACAAAGTACTCGCAGGGTATTTTGCCTATCGACACTTATAAGAAAGATGTTGACTTATTGGCTGCTCCAGTTTATAATATGGACTGGGATTATGTTCGTCGTTATGCAGTCAGTTACGGTATTCGTAACTCGACGTTGATGGCGCTTATGCCTTCCGAGACGTCAGCGCAGATCAGCAATGCAACTAATGGTATCGAGCCACCTCGCTCGCTCGTTTCAGTAAAGCAGTCTAAGGATGGCGTATTGAAGCAGGTTGTGCCAGAGGTGCGTAAGCTAAAGAATAAGTATGATCTGTTATGGGATCAGAAGTCGCCTGAAGGTTATCTGAAGATTGTTGCTGTGCTTCAGAAGTTTATTGATCAGGGTATTTCTGTAAACACTTCTTATAATCCGAAGTTTTATGAAGAGGAAAAGATCCCTATGAGTGTTATGCTTCAGGACATTTTGATGTTTTATAAATATGGCGGCAAACAGCTGTACTATTTCAACACCTCAGATGGTGCTGGTGAAATTGATGTCAATTTACCAACCACTACTGCGGTTGATGAAGAAGATTGCGAGTCTTGTAAATTATGAGAAGTATTGTAACTCAACTTGATCCTCCGATACCTTTAGAAACACCGAAGGGAAAGGCTCTAGCTCATATCGTTATTGACTATGGACCGGAGTTTGATCTTCTTTGGGTATGTTTTAATGATAAAGATGGTGAGTGTTGGACTTGGCATAATAGCTTAGTCAAGGCACAAAAGAATATTACGATGGGAAGAAAATATGACAAAAGTGACAAATGAAAACTCAGGAGTAAAGTAATGTCTGTTTTCAATACAACAAATCGCAATAGCATTGAACGCATGGCTTTCTTCGACGGTCCTGTTTCTATTGCTCGTTATGATAAGCAGAAATATAGTTTTCTTGAGAAGCTGACCGATAAGCAGCTTGGTTTCTTCTGGCGTCCAGAAGAGATTGATGTATCACGTGATTCAAAAGACTTTAAGGCACTTACTGGACATGAAAAACATATCTTTACCAGCAACCTCAAGCGACAGATCCTTCTTGACTCGGTGCAAGGAAGAGGTCCTGTTCTTGCTTTTGGTCCTATTTGCTCTCTACCTGAACTGGAAACTTGGCTAACAACCTGGACGTTCTTTGAGACGATTCACTCTCGTTCGTATACACATATTATCCGTAACATCTATTCAGACCCATCAAAGGTGTTTGATGAAATGATGGATATTGCTGAGATTGCCGATTGTGCTGGAGATATCTCTAAGTATTATGATGATTTGATCTTTTGGAATACAGATTATTTTCATCACTATAATGTTTCTGGTTTAACTAATATCAGATATGAACACAAGAAGGCGCTGTGGCTTTGTCTTAATGCAGTTAATGCGCTTGAAGGTATTCGCTTCTATGTTTCGTTCGCATGCTCATGGGCATTCGCCGAACTAAAGAAGATGGAAGGTAACGCGAAGATCATCAAGCTGATTGCTCGTGATGAGAATCTTCACTTGGCTTCAACACAGCAGCTGCTGAAAGTTCTGCCATCCGACGATCCTGACTTCGCTGAGATTGCTAAAGAGACCAGAGAAGAATGCGCTAGTATATTTGTTAACGCAGTAAATCAAGAGAAGGCATGGGCGCACTATTTATTCAAGGATGGATCCATGATCGGTCTAAACGAGACTTTGCTTTCTAACTATATAGAGTGGATTGCAAACAAGCGTATGACTGCTATTGGGTTACCTACATCATACAAAGGCGGTTCTAATCCTTTGCCATGGACTCAAAAGTGGATTAGTGGTTCTGACGTTCAAGTTGCACCACAGGAAACAGAAATCACCAGCTACGTTGTTGGTGGGGTAAAGAAAGACGTAACATCAGAATCATTCAAGGGGTTCACTCTATGACAAAACTAGAATGCAATTATTGCGAATCAGTGTTTGAGGTATCTCCTCTAAATGCTGCAGCTGATGAAGGAAAGGTTTGCTATTGTGCTTATTGCGGGTCAGAGCTAGACGAAGAACTAGACTTTGAAGATAGTGAATACGAGTTCGAAGACGAGTAACTAAATATTGGGAGGAGGACTCCCAATGTGGTTGTATAATGGTAAAGAAGTTAGTGATGATTTAGCGCAGCAATATGTAGGGTTTGTTTATATCATCACTAACTTAATAAGTAATAAGAGATATATCGGTAAAAAGCTATTCAACTTCACTCGTAGTAAGACTGTCAAAGGCAAGACGAGAAGGAAGCGAGTCACCAAAGAGAGTGACTGGAAAACATATTTCGGGTCGAACGCAGTATTGAATAATGACGTTCTGAAACTCGGTCAAGACAAATTCAAACGAGAGATTCTAGTGTTGTGCAAGAGCAAGGGCACAGCTAATTATTGGGAAGCCAAACTTCAAATGGAGCAATCCGTTTTGGAGAAGCCTGATGAATATTATAACGAATGGATCATCGTAAAAGTTCACCGCTCACATATTAAAAGTGTTGACTTATAATTCGCAATAGGGTATAATATGTGAGTAATTTAGTTAATGCGGGCGTGGTGAAATTGGTAAACACACCAGACTTAAAATCTGTCGCTTCGGCTTGTCGGTTCGAGTCCGACCGCTCGTACCAACTAAATACTATTAAGGTTTTGTTATGTCTTTTGATATTGAAGTAGTAAAGCAATATATCCGAGATCAGTCACCTAACTCCAAGATTTATATTGGAGCCGACTCTGAGCGTTACCGTAAGAATGATATGTGGTACGCTGAGTATACTGTCGCTATTGTAATCCATAAAGATGGGCGACATGGCTGTAAAGTTTTCGGAAAGACTACATCTGAAAAAGATTACGATAATCGTCACGATCGTCCCGCAATGCGGCTGATGAACGAAGTCTATTTGGCTTCGCAAATGTATCTGGATCTCGCAGAAGAGATCGGCGACAGACATGTAGAGGTCCATCTGGACATTAATCCTGACATGATCCATGGTTCATCTTGCGTTCTTCAGCAAGCTATTGGATATGTTCGTGGAGTTTGTAATGTAATTCCTATGGTGAAGCCAGATGCATTTGCTGCAACTTATGCAGCAGATAGGCTCAAGGAAATTCAAGTAGCCTAGTTAATTGGTCCTGTGGTGTAATGGTCAGCACGAGTCGCTCATAACGGTTGAGGAACGGGTTCGAATCCTGTCGGGACTACCAAAATAAAGGAGAAAATAATAATGAGAACATTATTATTTTTCGTAATGATGTTGTTAATCAGCTCACCAGTTTATGCGGGATACAACATAAAGAAAGACGTCGTAGCTTCATGGTACGGCGAAGAGTTTCACGGAAGGCTCACAGCTAACGGAGAAGTCTTTAATCAAAATGATTTCACTGCTGCTCATCGGTCTTTCCCGTTTGGTACTGAACTCATAGTAACCTATAATGATAAGTCAGTTCGTGTACGAATAAATGATCGCGGACCTTACAAAAAAGGTAGGAAATTAGATTTATCTAAAGCGGCTGCTGATGCTCTAGGTTGTGGTGTTTGTGTTGTAACCATACAGAGAATAGGATGTGGCGAGTGTAACTTAAAAGGAAACCCCAATGATCGAAAAAGAAGAAAAGACGTCAAATATTCCATCGCTAGCAGATAATCATTACTACCTTTTCAATGATGATTTTAATCCAAAATCTACCGGAGAGTTGATCACATTTATCATCGAACGCAATCTTATGAAGGTTCGACCAAAGATGATCAAGCTGCTGATCAACTCTCCAGGCGGTGATGTTGCTTCTTGTTTTGCTTTGATCGATACTATGAAGGGTTCTAAAATCCCTATCTGTACGTATGGATTAGGCGAGATTGCCAGCTGCGGTCTAATGACCTTCATGGCTGGTGAAAAGGGCAAGAGGTTTATCACCAGAAACACTGCTATTCTTTCGCACCAGTACAGCTGGGGTTCCTGGGGTAAGGAACACGAACTGATGGCCAAGGTAAAGGAGTTCGCCCACACTCACGAAAGAATCCTAACGCACTACAAGAAGTGCACTGGACTATCTGAAACTGATATTAAGAAGTATCTGCTTCCACCTGAAGATGTTTGGTTGTCTGGCAAAGACGCAGTTAAGTATGGCATTGCGGATGAAATTGTGGACTTCTATTAATTTATTAAGAAAGGTATTGAAATGGGTATGATTCGACTGAGTGATGAAGAAGTATTTGATACTGATTCGCAGGAATATGAAATTCTTTGGAATGCAGCACAGAACATCAAGGGCGTTCCTGGTGCAGTAGTAGAGATTGGAACCCGCCGTGGTGGTTCCGCTAAGATTATCATCGATGCGCTTGAACAGAACGCTGATACTAAGCGTTCGATGTTTTGTATCGACCCCTATGGTAACATTGATCTAGCTATTACTAACATCAACGCATCGATCCATTATCCTGGAAAGTATAATGTCGAAGGCGATCCTATGTCTTTGGACGAAAGTTTCAACACAAAGTTCGATTACACCAACGACATGCGTAATCGAGTTATCCCTTCGCTGTACTATTATGCCTACCAGCGCGGTTTCAACTTCACTTTCTTCTGCCTTGAAGATCATGAGTTTTTCAACCGTTACCCCGATGGCGTTCCTGTTTACGAAGAGCATAAGAAGTTTGAAAACGAGTATGCTTTCGTTTTTT